ATCTCAACCAGATAATCAATGCTCTCGTAATCAAAAGGACTGAACTCGTCCTCGGCTTTGGTCAGCTTGTGCATCCGTGGGAATGCTGCCATTATGTACTGTGCTACTTCTTCCTCCGTCATTGTCCGAACCTCCCTGTGCAGTGATAGAATTTAAATAACCCACCGATATCACGTTCACCTTCACGGTTCTTAGCGATCTCATAGGTTAAGCGAGTGAACGCCCCCCGGCTGTCTACGTCCTTTGAGGACTCAACATCACCGCTTGACGGATACATAAGCAGAACAATATCAGCATCATTCTCAATGTCCCCGGAATCCTTTAGGTCATACAACTTGAGTCGGCCAGCCTTGGCTCCCTCTCGGTTGACTTGTGCCAGTAGGATAACAGCTATATTGAGATCAATAGCCATCTGCTTAATCTTGTGAGAGATACTAGCGATGCCCTCAGCCTTACCCATCCTAGAGGAGAATGGTATAAGCTGGAGGTAATCAATCACCAGTAACTTTACTCCGTGCTTCTGTACGAACTGACGTGTCTGACTGTACAGATCATCGGCATTCTTAACAGCGTGAGAAGTATAGATAGGTAATGTCTTAAGCTGGTTGATGGTATTGTGGACTCGCTTCTCCTGCTCCGGGCTAGCTGTCCTATCCTCAACACTGCGTAAGTTCACACCTGATATAACCTGCGTCAGTCGCTTCGTGAGCTGCTTCTGCGGCATCTCCAATGAGAACACCCCGCAGGCGTGACCATCCTTTACAACGGACTGAGAGACGATGTACATAGCAAGTGCTGACTTACCACAGGAGGTAGGTGCAGCCACTGTCAGTACCTCGCCAGCAGCGATGCCTCGGTTGCCGAACTCACGGTCCAGATTATTGGTGTGAGTCTTAACAACGTCAGCCTCGTACTCACCGGACTGCATCTTGGCGATGTCAGCCAGCAGCTCTTCAGCAGAGAAACCTATGTCAGCCTTACCTTGGGTGAGGAGTGGACGCTCGGTTATCTCAGACTCAAGGGTGCTGCGAATCTCGTCGTAGGACTTGGTTTCATTCTCAACCTCCTCAACAGCGAGTCGGCAGGACTTCATAATCTCACGAAGCCTTGCCTTCTCTGCTACTGTCTTGGCGTAGAACTTAGCTGAGGTGGTGCTGGAGACGCTGTCAGTGACTGACATTATACCCGCTATACCTCCGACCTCATCAAGCCCCTGTAGGGTCTTCAGATGCTCTGAGATTGATACCTCATCAATTGGCTGACTTAGCTGTGCAAGGTCACCAATGGTTTGGTAAAGTAATCTAAAGCGTAATAAGTAAAAATCCTCTGGCTCAAGCAAGGGACGAACCATATCGTATATGGATGTGTCACCTGGCAGTAAGCAGGATGCAATTAGTTTTTCCTCGGCTTCAGCACTATGTGGCTGATTGTGTATTTGTAGATCCAGATTGTTCATTTTCAAGTAATTCTACCAGAGAACGAAGGACCTGTCCAAGGGACTTATGGGCTACACGGTTTCCTTCCGGGATTCTATAACCATCAATTGTGTTATAGATTGAGAGGGATACTTCGGCTGCTTCTTTTATTTTAGTCATTTCGTTACGGTGTGTTTCGGTTATATCAGTCATAAGAGTTACTTGCCCCCTACGGAATTGTAAGGGGCAAGCATCTTAGCACAAGGACTTACTCGGACTCAGCTCTTTCGAGCATCCCTATGGCTATCAACGAGTAGCCAATTAGGTCACGGAATATGTCTTTGGATTGGTCGCCATTGGTAACTACCTTTAGCTGACCATCGTTACAGAAAGCCTTCGCTCTCTGGAATTTGTCCTGCATTCTGATGCACACCCCAGTCAAGGGGTGCACACCAAACTCGGAGGAGCCGTCAAAGTTTGCGAAGGGGTTATCGCAGCTTTTGCCTCCTGTATAGTCCGAGCATTTGCCAGCAGTCATTTCCAATATGGAAACAACTTCCTCTTGGCGGAATTGCTCCCACCAGATCTTATCGAATTGCATTACTTAGAATGGGGCTTCGTCATTGGTTGGCGCACTTGCAGCTTTAGGGGTAGAGCCTGCACCATCCACTGGGTTCACCGCTAAGGACAGGAAGTTAGTACCGCTCTTGGCTGTCTTCTTCCAGCCCTTGAGGTAGTACTCCTTACCCTCGACGTTAATCTTCCCGCTGTAGTCAGGATGATTTGGTTTCTCTTTACGGTCATTGACGAAGAATGTACCGGAGTTAGTGTTATCGTATTGTGACATATTATTACTTTCGTTATTGGTTTTAGTTTAGTTATTATTACTGACTTCCTTGTCCAGCTTTACAGCCTTCAGGGATGTATCAGGAAATTTGATCTCTACCCCAAGGTAGTCAATCAATGCATTCACCTTCTTGGAAAGCATCTTGTTTCTTTCCTCTAGGTGAAGGTTGTACTTGCGAAGTTCTGCAAGGTCATCTTCGATGCCAGCAAAGGTTTCATCGTAGTGCTTGTCCAGTACTTGGATAGTTGAGATAAGGTCGACTAGTTCGTTCTGTAGGTTCATATTAGAATTGGGTTACTTGTTTACGTGGTGCGGATTTTCCGTGGTCATTAGTAGCATCCGGATCCTTGGTGTCGTCAATAGCAAAGAGTCCATTCAATGCATATTTTCTGGCATAGGATGAAGCGGAGCCAGTGATCTGGGCATCGTCCATTCCTTTCTTGGTCTCAGCCTCACGGGCGAATCCATTTACGTTTATAGTATAATCATCCCCGCTCGATGTAGATGCCAGGGTAGCTGTAGCCTTTACATATACTCGACCGCCCACCTCGACGATGTCGTCGCTGATGGCTAGTGTGCAAGTATACTGAGCCAGCAAGGGTTTCAGTGCAGTAAGGATATCCTCACAGGAGCGGTAGCGATACCCTCCGAATTTGTTGGTCTGTCCTTTGGGTGCTTTAAGCTCCGTCTGGATTAACTGTAGTTTCTGTTGTATGTTCATCTTATCTTTCTTTGTTTCTGTTTTACTCATATTTATTCTTGGTTAGTTTACGGAACAGCTCTTTGCGCTGCTTTTGATTTTTACAGGAAGCAAGATCATTATCACTTGCTCCTAGGTCTTTTAACTCTGTCACTTGTTCGGCGGCTGTCAAGCTATTTCCAAACTTCCTTGTAAGTTGTGTAAGTCCCACGGGGTGAAGGACATCCAGTGTCTCTTGCTCCAAGTAGGCGGCCATTGCCTCCAAAGTATTTGGTAAGTTCTCCTTATCACCCTTGCACATCTTGAGGTAAAAGTTCTCAACCTTGCCTAGTAGACTGTTAGCCTGGCGTGAGATTACACCTCGAACCATTCCGTTCTGGTGGTCGTGGTCCAGTACCCAGTCCTGTGTCTTGATGTCCAGTATAGGGCAGGAGATTGGCTTGTTGCCCTCCCGGAACTCCTTGATTTGATTCTGTGATAGGTAGGTCATAGTGAATTAGTAGGCTCTTTATTAAGGGCAGCGATTGCCTGCTTGAGTTGATTGTTCTCCTCCTGTAGTCGGAGGTTCTCATTGCGTAGGTAGATGAAGTCCTCCTTTAAATCTAGGATAATATCAGTGAGTGATGGTTCATTTATGTTATCGGTCATATCTGTATTAGTATTTTTCTCAATGTGTTTATTGAATTGGGAAATGTAAACCTATAGCTTTAACGTGTCGCTTGCGGCATCATTTCATCAATGGATTCTCTGTCACAGTCACAGTACAGTAGAGCTGTGCCTGGTTCATAGATTTCACAGTTGTTATCAATCAGCCAGTCGAGCCGTTCCCTGTCCTTCCGGAGTTCGGCAAGCTCACGCTCTAGCTTCCTAGAGTGCATTGCTAGTTCTGCTACGTTGTGTCGAACCTCATCTGTTCTCGGTGTATCCACCTCGAAGGAGGGCAGTGGTTTTAATGTATTTTTCATCTTGTTTCGTTTTAGGTGATGCCCGTTGCCACTTTGGTCAGTCATAAATACTTCGCCGTTCTCGGTGTAGCACTGTGCTGATGTGTTGTAGTTCATAGTTCTATTAGATACGCCCGATGATAAAATCTCGGTAGGCTCGTAGGGCGCGTTTAAATTCTGGAGTTGGCGGTGTTGGTGCGGCTTTCAATATATCAGCAAACTCCCTGTCTATGGCGATGTAGGCTTTGGCTGAATTAGGTGTGCCTTTCTTTACACCCGTGCTGTCCTCATAGTAATCCACATCACCATTGTAATCACGCTCCCACCTCTGCCAGAAGCCATTACTGCCTTCGTGGTAAGTTGGCCGCCCCTTGACATCTCGCTCGTACCTCCCCCAGTAACCATCACAGTCCTCGAAGTAGGTCACTCTGTCATTGTCATCTGTAATCTCGATAGGGAAGCCGAATGCAATCCCTAGTTCCTTGTATGTTTCGCTTAGTTTTTTCATAGTGCTGTTAGTTTAATTTGGTTGATAAGCAGGAATCTTAAATGTCCTCTTCCAAAGGAAGTAAGTTGATTGATGGATGCCGCACTGCTGCACCGATGTTTTCAGTGATACCCCAGTTCCGCGCATCGTGTCAATCGTTTTTATGATCTCAGTCTTCTCCTCCTGGCTGAGTCGGTGAGTAGGTCGGTTGCAGTTACTGCCGGGGATGAAGTCCCGTGTGCCTGCTGTCCTCTCAAGGTATTCATTGTCCTCAACCTCCTTGGCAATTCTGGCTTCCGCCCATCGCATAAAGCCGCTTACTGATTCTGCTGTTCTTTCGTACATTGTTAATTTTATCCTTTAAGTTCGTTTACTTCTGTTACTGATATTATCCTCCCTGTGCCGCCACGCTTGAACACGCAGCGACCACTGGGATCTGGTCTTTTCTTCAATAAAAGCAGGACAGCGGCCTTCTCGTCGTGCGCCCACTTGTACACCTTGCCGACGTAGCCCTCCGGCATATCGTCACGCTTGGTGCGTATCTCGTACTCAATCATATAGTCGTTGTGACAATGTTACGAATGCCTTAGCTGCTGTGGCAGGGACTACTCCGTTTCCCAAGAGCCTAAGTCTGTCCACCCTACTGGAAGACCCATTAGGTGTTCGACCCAGTCCGGGTTCAGCTTGCCCTGTAACTCTCGGTTCTTCCCATTCGTGTTGGGGTTCGCCCGGTCGGGCAGGCCAAGCTCCCCACGAACCGCCATTGCACTCAGGCACTTGCTCGCCTGTGAGTTGCCTTTGATCCTGTATTTCTCCTCGCCCACGGTTGCTGTTGGCCAATTCTTGGCTGCCTTCCGGCTGTGGTTCATATCCGGGTAGTGAACCTGCTCCCTTAGATTCATACACCCTGCGTTCTTCTCCGCTCTGGTCTGAGCCAGCTTCTCTGGAGTCCGAACTATGTTCACGTGGTCGAATGCTTGAGGAGTATCCCAATTCTTCCCCTCGTGAGTCTCCACCGCATCCCGCAGCTTCGCCCCATACCAAGGACTGTTCGGATCTTGGCTGTGCTTGCTTCGGTATACTCCGTCCACTATCTCGGTTGGATAACTCCCCCCTGTCGTGTCGAAGACTGTCGCCGTTGGCCACCCCAAGGATGAAGACTCGCTTCCTCTGGTGAGGTGCGCCGACTTCTTCCGCTGAGAATATTCCTGCCGTTGATCGGTAACCCAAGCATTCCAGTTCTCGGAGGACATACTGGAGAACTGACTCTCCGTCTGCTGTCTTGGCTGAGATGATTCCTGCAACGTTTTCGAGGAAAACAATTCTAGGTTGGCACTCTCTGATTCCGTCTGCGATGTATGGGAACAGGTGTCTTGGGTCTTCAGTTGCTTGACGCTTTCCAGCAGCACTGAATGGCTGGCACGGGAATCCTCCACTGAGGATGTCCACGCATCCACGAAACTCTCCGTAAGGGAAGGTCTTAACGTCCGTGAACACAGGTGCTGCATCCAGTTCTCCCGCTTCCATCTTTGCAACCAAGTTCGCGACAGGGAATCCTTCCCTCTCCACGTAAGCGATCTCTCGCAGATTTGAGAGAACTCTTCGGAGTCCAAGCCCAATGCCTTCGTATCCAGAGCAGAGGCTGAGGTGTGTAATTGTTTTGGTATTATCCACATTGTATCTTTCTTTTAGGTTATATTAACTTTAGTTGATCACATCCTGAGCATCCAGTACAGCTCCGCGCATTTCTTCGCTACCTTGATGCCCTTCTCAAGCTCCTCCTCGCTCCAGACCTTGTGGTAGTGCTTCTTGGTGTCGCAATCAATGATCACTGAGATGCACCCAGGCAGGTAGTCCAGCTTGTGCTCCTTCATCATCATATAGGCTTCAATGCCCAGCTGCTGGCAGTCCTTGTCGTAGCACTTAGCCTTGCCCTTTGTATTGGTTCGGCACTTGTAGTCCGCGAGGAATAACTTTTCGTCACTGTCGTATCCAATGAAGTCAATGCTGCCCGCAATCTTGATACGATTGCTTGCAATGATATGCTCACAGGAAACTGGCTTTACTCCGCTCTCGTGAACCCACTCAACGAACGGCATAGCCCAATCATTCCAGGGCGTGTCCAGCGGTGATTCCCCAAGCTCTAGGTAGTCGTGATTGATGAAGTCCTCAATGACCTTGTGAACAGTCGTCCCGAACTCAGATGACTGAATCTCTTCGCCAGTGACAGGGTGTTCCCTTGTGCCGTACGTCAGACGCTCAACATCCTGCCAAGCAAGGTATGGGTACTCCCTCGCTAGCTGCGTGATCATCCGGGGTTTATAGATGCTATCAAGGAAAGCATCCTTCACTATGCCTAGCACCGTCGTGACAGAAGGGTAGACCTTCTTGACCTTCCGAGCTTGTGCGGGTGTTAGGATATCCGCCTCAAACTGAGGGTTCAATATATCGTTGCAGCGGTAGAAGTGACTCATTTTCTTTTCTTTCCATATGTTGAGTACGATGCACGGCCCGTCTTGGTTCGGCGCGCATCCTTAATTAGACCTAGCCTCCGGAAGTGAGCCACCGCCTGGCGACCCTCCTCCATTAGCTTATGATTCCGCATTGCGGACTCGTACAGATCCGAGAATTGATTGATTGCGTGTGTTGCTTCGCTCATAGCTCCTCCTGATCCATAATGAACTCGACACCCTCACGCAGGACAGTGCTGCGGTCGAACTCCTCGGCAAAGTATCTGCCAGAATAAAGCTCTATGTCTTCGCTTGATAGAATGAGAAGGGTGTCTTCTCCTAGGGTACTCTCCTTTGATTCCGGAAGCATAGCTTTGACCCATACGAATCTCAGCTTGTATTCCGCGATGAAGTCAAGGATTGAGTCCGCTGACCTTGGTGGTAGTTCTGTATTCATAGTATTAGTATAGGTTAGAATTGAGCAATAAGCGCAGCGATCAGCAGCATAATGCTACCACCCAGCGCACAGGCCAGGACCACACAAGCGGAGTAAAAGATCTTCTCCCCGCCTTTGACGAGATGATCTAGGTTTGTATTTTCTTTTGTTTTTTTCATTTTTATGACGTTTTTATCGGTTAGTAGGTGTATCAAGTATTGACACGATTTGAATATGCTGTGTACCTTAAGACAGTCAGCCCTTGGTAGTCAACAATCAATTATAATTAAAATTAAAGGAATCATAAACTGGCAGTCATAAGATTGACAGTCATATGGCAGGTTAGATGAGATCAAGGGTTTCCTGGAAGAT